ACAAGTATATCGTCTGGTGTTGTGGAAGAGTAGAATACCTGAACAAAGAATGGCTCACAAAAACAGGCACTCACTTTTCGGAGGTTGCCGATCTGCTCAAGAAGATGAAGGAGGTACATGAATGACGGTGCAGGAATTTTATGACTGGTGTGTGGACCGAAAGCTGACAGATGCTGAAATGGAAATCGGCCTGAATGACATGTGCGGAGTCGAAGTGAAAGAGGAAAATATCGAGTATGGCCTTACTGGACTACCACACGAGACTGAAAAGTATATCAGGTTAGGAGTCTGAATCTATGAAAAAGGAAGAAGCGATAAAGCTTGTCGACGAAAGGATGTGCTTTGGTAGGGGTGTCTGGACAAAGAATCACCTGCCTGAGCGCGACATATACTGGGAGGCGGGTGAAGAAGCGATAAGCGCACTGAAGATGGTTGAAGACCTTCCAAAACAGCCGGAGTGGTGTGCAGTATATAATGACGGTGTCTGTGGATATCCGATTGCGTGGTGCTTCGAGTGTCCTAAACACAAGACCCAACAGCCAGTCAGATGTCTGGAGTGCATGTACCATGCTGAAAGTGATGATCTGGCCGCAGAGAACAATGTGTGGTGTCGGGTGTTCATGAAGACAATGAAATCAGAAGACTTTTGCAGTTTAGGAACAGTTTAGGAATAAGGGCAGATTGATTATGACGAAATTGAATAAAACTATTGAATATGTCGCATGTATTCTTGACTCCCTCTGCTCATACCGCAACATCTTGGAAACTGGTGATTGCAATAACTGCGGGTGCAGTAATGAGTGCAAATGGAAACCGAGGCCCGGACAAATGGTCAGGTACAATTGCCCGTTTTATGAGAAAGAGAAAAAATGATACAGACAACAGCTGGCGCATACACGTCAGCTGTTTTTGATTTTAGGGCACGCTGTGGCTCTCTAATGGCCTCAAAAGCAGTACACACATATTTACACACAAATGCAGGCAAAACAGCTCACAGAGGCACACAAGCGCCTCAAAACAGATATTAAGTAACATCACCTCTTGACATTTCTGCATAATGCTTTACATTAAAGTAGAACCACTGAAAAGGCGGATGCCCCGTAGGTGGTGTTTTTTTATGCCTTTTTTCATTTGCAGTCTCTTCCACGTCTCAGTTATTGGAACACAAATCCCATACATATTACAGCCAGAAAGTCCCACAAAGATAGTCCCACAAAGAAAATGCATATATGGCTATAAAGCAAAAATAATTTGATTAAAATAAGCAAATACTATTGACTTATTGATTACCATATGGTAATATATACTCATAACAAAACAACACACATACACACACTTTTCAAGGAGGAAAAAATGGCTGTTAAATACAATTATTTCATGGAATTGCTGAAAGCATATTTTGATAACAGGATGGATGACGTTCTCCTGAAGAAATTTTCCAAGCTGATCCGGATGGCCGGATACCTCGCAGACGTAGACAGCGAGGCTGGAAGGATTATGGATGTATACAAGGAGCTCAGAATTTCCGGAACTATTAAGATTTGATTTGAGAAAGGAGCAATGATGATAAAAAATTATATTCCAAGTGGCTACAAAACCATTGTCAGCTACACAAGAGGGTTTTATTTCAGCAAGGACTGCGGAATTGACTATATGTGTGACAAAGACGGAGAGCTCTTCTGGAATTATATGAGCGAAAGTGCTATCAGGGGATACCGATATTCGCTCGAGCATCCGGAAGACTATCCGTATGCATTCAACAAAATTATGAAGCATGAGCGGAAAGTGAGGACCGTTGCAACGGGTGTCTGCAAGTGCGGGCTGGAAATTCCCCTTACCGACAAATATAAAGGTGCTTGCCAGTGCCCAAAATGCGGACAGTGGTACAACGTGCTCGGACAGGAGTTGCCCACGCCCTCTGAATTGGGGCCGGATGGCACTCCGAATGACTGCTGACAGGAGGGCGGATGCAATAGTTTTTGGAGGGTAAAAAATGATAGAAGAAAAAATGATAGAAGTATTCGGAAATGGCTACACGGTGTTTTGTGAGGGTGACGAGATTTACTTTGACAGCTACGACGAGGCCAAAGAGTTTTTGAAAGAGAATGAGGTGAATGGATATGATGAGTAAGAAGAAAAGGAACGAGTCGCTTGCCAAGAGTATCCGGAAATGGCTTTTGCAGAACGAGATGTGGTTCGATACCGTCATCTACTTCAATGATAAGGCGTATTCTTCCGATGACGGCGAGAAGCTCGTTGTCCACGAGAATGAAGATCCGAGCGACCATTTTGAGTACGTCAATCCGGACCATATCCTGAGCATGAGCTTTGAAGGACCGCTTTACGCTGTGATGAACGGCTATTGCAATGGTTGCATCAGGCTCACGAACGAGTTCGAAAGGATTCTCGACAGATTCGGCGTCTACTACGAGCTCGGGAACAGCTGGAATCTGACCTGCTATGAGAAATGAAAGGAGTCCATATGAAGAGATTTTTCAGGGTTATCTGCATCTGTGATTATGTTTGCGGAGACATCAGGTACGAGGTCAGGACAAAGCCTCTTGCGAGACTGTTTTGCCTTGTCCACGGTTTCCGCATAATGGAGGACTGCGAAGACAGCATCTATGCAATGATCGGCAATGACTGAAGCCTCACTTAAATGCATTTGTGTTGTGTAAAGCATAAATATTTTAGCAAAATATGCATTTATACTTGACAAAAGTCTTACCATATGGTAAGATATAGTCATAAGGAACAAACACAACACAAAAAGGAGGCAAACGATGTTAGAGAAAATGAACGAAGCCCGCTATTACGAAGATATGGACCGGTATTTCACCGAGCACACCGGTGATATGGTCGAGTTTGACGAAGTGAACGGAGACCCTCTGGGGCCGGAATTTTTTGAGAATATAGCTTGACTTTTACCTGAAAGTTACCAGATGACAATCTGAGAAAGGAGAATGGTAATGACAAGATTCATGGCAAACCTTAACGGTCACTTCGGGGACTACTGGAAAAAAGATGCAGAGAATGAGCTCCAGAGAGTGCGTGAGGAGCTTGACAACGGCGAGATTACCATTGACGAAAACGGCGTCGCCAGGAACTGCATCGGTCGTGTTCTGATGGATGACATGATTGAGAAGGTCGCTATGCTCACTGATGCGATTAACGCCGAGGCCACACGAGCCGAGCGCGACAGGGAAAACGACATATTCCTTGCCGAGTACAGGGAACGGATGAAGAACTACAAGCCGTCCGAAGAAGAGCTTTACGAGATGCGTGCCGCATTCGGGCCCGGCGAGACGGTGGTTGATATTCTGACTGGACAGACCTACTACCTCTGATGGCCGGATATAAGCATATATGAGGAAAATTAATTCCAAATTATATGCAAAAACACTTGACTGTAAGATTACCATATGGTAATATATAGGCACGATACAAATGAAATACAAAATAAAAAGGGGGTTTGCATGGTGAAAGATTTTGTTCGTGGAAGGATTGAGACAGAGGTCAGATACAGCCTCTGCTTCTTCTTCGAGAGGGACTGCGGATTTGCTTTTCCGTGCGACAAAGACGGAAAACTGTTCTGGGACCAGATGCAGGAGCCAGCTAGGAAGAACTACGCAGACTGCATGGAGCACCCCGAAGACTATCCATACGCCTTCAACGAAGTTAAAAAGGAGCAATGGAAATACCGGATTCCCAACAGCGGTACATGCCACTGCGGGGAAAATGTCGAACTGACCAACGACTATATGGGCGCATGCCAGTGTCCCAACTGCGGCCAGTGGTACAACATGTTTGGCGACGAACTTCTTCCGCCTGAAGAGTGGGGAAAGGACTGGTGAATATGGGAAAACTTGCAATGGATTATGCAGACACAATGCCTGTTGGCGTGTTTGGTCTCAACAATTTCGGCGGGCTCGAAGTGCTCGACACCGAGGATGGAGACCATGTGGTCACGTGCTTCAACTACGGTGACGGAAGGACGAATTTCGGAAGGCAAAAAGTTGAGTATACCGCATCCGGCAGAGCCTATTTCAGGAAGCATGGTGCGAGATATTACCTCGACGATATTATGGGATGCTGAGTACAGCAGGAAAGGAGCAATAAGATGAAGGTAGCTATGGAAATGGAGAAAACCACGAAGAACACGATTCGGTTCACTGAGGTTCTGGAGAACGAGCTTGACGCTCCGAAGATCGGCACTATCTATGTCCCGAAGGCGACACTCGGAGCTATCGGCTGGAAGGAAGGGAAAAAGCTGGTTATAGAAATCAGCGCAGAGTGAAAGGAGAAAGCATGAAAGTAAAAGAGCTCATTAATAGGCTTCAGAAGTACGACCCTGAAGCAAGGGTCTATTCCGGCACAAATCATGGACACGGAGACATGGAAATCCTGACTGTGTTCAGCTTTTCCCACAACAGTGACGTGATTCTCGAAGATGAAATGCAGTTCGATGTGGCCAACGAAGTGCGGGAAATGCTCGAATGGTATGCAAGTGGTGAAGTTGATGAAACTTCTGCGTATCAGGAGATGGTCGATGCAGGATACACTCCCGACCTGCTTCGAAGGTACGGCTTCGATGATACTGCATCCGTTATGGAGAAATACTGTGCAGAGCATGGTATTGAGTGAAAGGAGAAAGCATGAAATTAGCGGTAAAAGGTGAAAGAATCATATCATATTGCGATGGAGTGTTTTTCGTTGAGCTCACACAGGAAGAGATGCATCAGGTATACGAGGAGCAGAAACGCCAGTTCATGATCGATGACATCGCTATAAACGTGGAAGGCCGGATTTTTGAGAATGGTATGCAGGACCTTTATGCGAAAGACTGGTCGTACAGGCTCGGAGAAAGGCTTGCTTCTAGAGTTGTCTCCGCTCTTGAAGCGAACGAACATATTCAGGAGCAGTATTCTGTCGCTGTGAACATGTATGTGGAAAAAGAGCTTAAAGCACTCGGAATTGATCCGGACACAATGAAGAAAAAAGTGGGACTCGGAGGTTGAAATAATGGGAAAATACATTATTGATTTACCCGACAACACGCAGTGGGTTGAGTGGGTAATATCAGACGGGAGAACGGCAAGTATGGATTTTCTGAATGTCGAAGACCTTGAAGAGTACACAGAGCCAGATGTTGAGAAAATCGTGTATGAAGCACTTGATGACGGATACAAAAACGGATATGGAGCAGGGCTTAATGATGCATGGGATGCGGCGAGGAAGGTAGGGCATTGTAAACTGTGGGGCGACTATACGAAAGACACTGGCAAAACGAGCGTTTGTGCTGTGGATGTTCTTGACCACTACTGTGCCTCCGAAGCCATCGAAAAGCTGAAAGCCAACGAAGAGCGGGATGCTATTCGGGTTGGTGACATTGTTCGGATGAAAAGTGCACCCGAAATAGAAATATGGGTCACTGACATTTCCGACGAGAATGGCGGACGGCTGTCCGGCCTTGCACTGAAATCGGTTGGCGACAACTGCGAGATAGGAGACACATACGCATACATGGAAATTCGCCAGTTTGAGCGCACTGGCAGACATTGCGATGTTGCTACGGTTCTTGAGAATATGAGAGAGAAGACCGGTTGATGTGAAAGGAGAATACCGTGATAGTTCTATGGAGATTTATGATTCCAAATATATCCAATCCGTGCAGGAAGTGTCTGTTCTGGCACTCAGAGAACAATACGTGCCAGTCCAAGAAGGTCTGCACGGGCGGTCCGGGGTATGTGACTGTGTGGGACAGGCTGTTCTGCAAACCGTTTATAGACCCTTTTGAAAGGGAGGATGAGGAAGATGGATAAAGCGACAGAAAAAGCACTGAGCTTTCTCGCAGAGATAGTTCTTGATTCAGAGTGGAAGCTTATGACGCTTAAAAAAGTCAATATGCTCACAGAGATGGTCGATGGAAATTTCTCTGCATTCGTGGAAAAGAACATGACGGCATGGGAGCCAATCCCCGAGCAGAAAGAAGGAAGATGCGGAACGTGCAGACATCTGGACAGGAGTACGTGCTTTACCACATATCCGCCCAAGTATGCCTGTTCCAAGACGGGAGAACTGCATTTTGAGTCAGACATCTGTGACGTATCTGCATTTTGCGTGGGAGGCGAGGACTAATGATTATCATTCGCAAGCTGAAAGACCTTCAGGGCGCAGAACGCTTCGGAACCTGCATGAGCTGTGGTGCAGTGAGCGAAGAAGACGAAGGGATGATGCGTGTTACCTTGCAGTACGATGTTGGAGGCCATATGCACGGGGTTAGTTTCTGCCTGTGCTCAGACTGCATGAAACATTTTCAACAGCAGATACAGAGTGTGGTGAAAGGGGAAAACATATGACATGGATAAAAGCGATACCGCCGAAGATGCTTCATGATGAATTCGGCGTCTATCAGGGACTGTGGATGCCGGAGATGGATCGGTGCTGGATACGCAAGGAAGATGGCACGTGTGTATGTTCAAGGCTTCTCAGGACAAAGTTCGGGAATGTGGAGCATGTATCCATTTCGAGAAGAAGTCCTGATGCACCGGAATATTCTGTGACCAGTGACGGTAGCGGCGGCTTCACATGGGCCGAGAAACAGCAGATAAAGGATGAACTTTTCGGGGAGAAACGCACTGCGATCGAGGTCTATCCGTCCAAGGACAGGATGGTTGATGCGGCCGATGTCTATCATCTGTGGGTGTTCGACAAAAATTTCCGTATGCCTTTTGGAATACATCCGAAGGAGTACCAGAAAGCCATCAACCGTGGTTACTCCATGACAAAATCCGATGTCGAAGAGCTTCAGGGATATTATGCGGAAAGGGGGAAAGCATGAGCACTGTGGTGTATACAACAACGGATAGCACTGGAAATAAACAAATCCGCAGTATTGTCAAGGCGAGCAACGGAAGGTACTACTGCGTGGATACAGCAGATACGTTCGACCGAGGACCCGAGACAATGGTCTTTCGTTACAACAAGGATTATGAAGTTGTAACAGACTGGAATGACCTTTATGTAAGGAATTATCCCGATATGGAAGATGCGTATGACGGCCACTCGGAAATCTCCTCGAATCTGGAGAAGTATATCGCCGTATAAGAGCTCTAAATAAATACCTTTATCATTACCCATGCGTAGACGTTAAAAGCGCTTATGCATGGGATAAGCTCTGTAATATCCACAAATGAATGATGATTGAAAATATTATTGCAAATATAAACGCAAGGTGTTATAATCATATTATCTTAAAAGAAAGGAGATGAAAGTAAAAATGAGAGCAAAAGAAGTAATGCAGGCCGCACTGAAGGCAACCGGACTTAGCCAAATCAAGGTTGCAAGCATGGTGGGGATGCCCGAACAGAGCTTTGGACAGAAGATAAATGTCAGAGAAACAGTAAAGGCGAATGAGTTTTTCGACATTCTCGACAAGATCGGAATCGAGACTGTTTTCATTGTCAAGGCTACTGGAAAGGTCCTGATGAAGGACACGCAGTACGGAGAGAGAGTTGTCGGCATGTCCGATGGCGTTATCTACGACACGAAGGAGTCCACACTGATTGCCACTTCTTTTTACGGTGATGGAGTGAATGAGTTCGGACCGGACGGGAAGGCTCAGGAGCTTTACGTCGATAACGATGGCAGATACTTCGTTGCGGAGTTCACCAAGGGTGATACTGTAAAGAGCAGGGTCCGCTCTGTTCCTGTGAATATGGCGGAAGCTTTTATCAATCAGTACGGCAAGAACAACAAGCCTGTATGAGCCTATGATAACAGGTTCAGGAAATAGCCTCTGGCGAAAGCTGGGGGCTGTTTTTTTATCCAGATTATGCTGTATATGAATAGTAAGATGAAATATTTTTTGAAAACAATGCAATATCACTTGACACAGGGATTGCCAAGTGGTAATATATTGATACAGAAACAAACACCAACCATAACAGATTGTCTCTATAGCAGAAAGGAGGACCAAAGAATGAAAGCGGAAGTATACAAGAACACCGGGGGGTGCATTTCGATGTGTATCCTCGACGATGACAACAGCCCTATTTCCATCACGGAAGGATGGGAGACGGCGTATGACCAGAGTGTCATTGACTCACTAATCAAGGACGCTGTTGATCAGCTGAAGCGTGATAATGATGCGTGGAAGGGATGGGACGGCGACATGGTTGATGGCATGAACGACCGTGGCGGACGCTATGTTGGGTATAACAGCGATGGGACAGCAGTCACCGAGCCCTACACGCTCGAGACCCTCTATGACGATCTGGCCGATTCTGACGAGCTCATTGCCAGTTACGACATTTGATTTCAGAACAGCCTTTAGCAGATGCTACTGGCTGTTCGACCTCCATGTACCTGCGAATTTATTTGAAATTATTTTAAAAAAATATGCAAATACCTATTGACAAACGAATTACCATATGGTAATATATAGTTACAAACAAACAAACAATAAAAAACAAAAAACATGGAGGATAAAAATGAACTACACTGATTATATTAAAAAAGCAACTGAGTTCGCAACTGAGGAAAGAGGCTTTGGCCAGTGGGTTCCCGGATGTGATACACCTGCAGTTCCCGACGAATATGTGGTTAAGGTTCGTGCAGAGCTCAACGGCGAGACAGTTGAGTTCATGGACATGAACGAGCCCTGCTTCACAGTTTCCGAGGATGAAGACGGCGGATGCAGGTTCTACGAAGTTGATTCCGAGTGGGATACCTACACTTGGGAAAAGGCTGGATACACCAATATCGAGGTGCTGGAATGGAAGCAGTACGAGGGAGAGGAGGTTGCATAAGTACTGGAAAAAGATGTTGACAATGCACGGAGTTCGTTTTATCCTGAAGTTACCAAATGGATATTTCAAGATGCCGTGCGGAAAGGGGGATATATGATTACAGAAATCCTGTTCGCACTCGTTCTGGTCCTTACTGGAGTTCTCGGATTTGTCCTGTATGTTCAGAGAAGAGTGGTGCAGAAAAGAATTGCTGACAAGAACGAAAAGAAAGAGAGAGAGTGGAGCACAGTATTCGAGCGGACTGACCTGCGCAAGGCATGAACTACTACGAAGTATATGATGCGCTCACGGGAGAATTGCTTGCAAAAGGCACAGCCCGTGAGTGCAGGAGACAGCTCGGATGCGCCAGTATGGATTCGTTCTATGCTCTGGTCAGCAGGTCAATCAGGGGCAAGAACAGCAGGTATACAGCTACCAAAAAGAAAGGCAGTGAGACGGACTATCCGGTAATCAAGGAGGAGGTATGGCAGAAGAAATGATAGCAGGTGTGGTCATATTTGTGATCGGCTGTCTGGTCGGTTTCGTAGTTGGCGGTATGGTAGGAGCCGCATCCGAGATACTTGCCTCCCGTAATGACAAGCAAAACACTGTGGTGGCGGAAGAGAGACGCTAATAGGTGGTATAGAGAAGGGCGCGTGCCGTGGGCTCATAGAAAACGTGGGTAAAGTCGATAGTACGCCCCCGCCCATCAATCCATACATAGAGCTCGAAAGAGAAAAGCCACGATCCCTGAAAAAATGGTGCCACGTCGTGTATGGAAGCTCGTCCGTGGGAGCATGGCCCACGGCCACAGGCAACCGCTCAACCGAACGCGGTATATAAATACATGAGGGGCGGAATGCCCCGGTTGAACGCTGTACTGATCAGTGCCTGGCGGCGTTCGTAAAAAGGCGCAGATCTAACGGGGTGTAGTTCAGTTGGAAGAACGCATGGTTTGGGTCCATGAGGCCGCAGGTTCGAGTCCTGTCACTCCGGCTACCAGTGGTAACACTGGCCTACGTCAGCGTTTAGTTGTGGGATTGCGCTGAGTCCTCCTAGTTTGTTTGTTGTGTTTATGTGTTTTCCAAAAACCACAACAGTTGGCCGGCTTCAAGGCTTGGAGGGCGATAACAGCCCTTCATCGAGGCTTTACAAAGGGTATTAAGACGGGTCCGAATCCTGTAGCCTCGATTCCAGCATACGCTGGTAAGGCATCAGGTTTTTTCTGTGGTAGTCCTTATAAGAATCGCAGAAGCGGCACGGCTCAAGTGCGATACGGGCCGGAAGTCGCCGCTCCTGGCCCAGTATCTGGACACTTAACTCAGTTGGTAGAGAAACCGGCTCATAACCGGTCAGTCGCAGGTTCGAGTCCTGCAGTGTCCACGTAGTGTGGGAAATAGTACCACTTAATCCAGTGCGGACGGTTGCAAACGTCAGGACGCCCAAAATTGACGCACAAAAATAAGGGGCTGAGTCCAGCGGTACAAGCAGAAACGGAATGCTCATCTGGACTACCGTGACAGCAGGAGAGACTGCATTTCCAATATGCTCCTAATGGGTATGGGGGACATGCTCGATGACCACGGAAGTGCACGTCCGTGCGAGTGCAGGAAGCCCAAAGGCCCACGCCGACGGGTAGGAAAAAATAGAACCAGTTCGAGGCTGGACGGGGGTGCATATGGCTCTAGTGTTAGCGGATAGCACGGTGGTCTCCAAAACCACAAGGTATGGTTCGAATCCATAGAGCTGTGTTTGGCGCATAGGGGGACGCCCCAACCGACGGGATGCGCCAAAAATACTTGTCAGACAATACTGCCAAGGGTTGTGTACGACTTCCTTACTGCACGATAGTAGGTGTAAGTAGGTGTAGGTCTATAGGCACTTGTGGAGCTATGGCTGGAAACGGGAGTAGCTACCCGTTAGACAGGTGGGAAGATATGGCAAGTTGGTATCCAGTAGCTCAGTAGGGGAGAGCATCTGTCTTGACAGAAGGGCGCGGGTTCGAGTCCCGTCTGGATAAGCCGTGTTTATACATTTGGCGTTACTAAAATGTGTGGGCGGGTAAGTACGTAGCCAGAACAGCCGTCAGCAAAGAAACATGTTCAGGTGAGTGTGGCATGTAGCTCAAGGGGAGAGTGGTGCGCAAGATGTGGGTTCGACTCCCATCATGTCACAGCGGGGTCGGTTAGCAAATATCTCCAATCCCAGAGCAAGTAAGCGCATTGTAAGGCGGTTGTCTGCATGCAGATGGCGGCGGCCGGAGGTGCGACCGAAAGCTGGCCAATCTTGGAGGATGTGCGGTGTGCGAGGACCTTAACTCGCCCATAGGAACATGGTCTAATGGAAGGGCACCGGATGCATACGGAGACGCAAGTTCGATTCTTGCTGTTCCTGCTATACGGCGCAACTCACGCTGTAGAGGAATGAAGGAAAACCTAAGCCTTCTAAGTTCCCGATGCTAAACTGTGTAATCGGCGCTGGATTAGATGAGAGTCTGTCCTGAATGAGAAAGCTCTGCGAGAGTGAGCTTCTTGGGGTGACGCCCGGTGGAGACCAAATAGTCAATATGATTGCCCCTATAGCGTAATGGAAGTCGATTTAAGCATGTAGCGCACGTCGCTGTCTCCGACAGTGGTCCGGGTTCGATTCCCGGTGGGGGCGCTCTGTGAAAACAGACATGGGTTCGTAGCTCAATTGGCAGAGCGCACGGCTGTTAACCGTGTTGTTGCGGGTTCAAGTCCCGCCGGTCCCTCTAACCTATTATCAATCAAGAAAAGGAGCTGTATGAACAGATACTGGCATGTTAACGCCTCTTTTAACAGAAATGAGGATCGAGTCAAAGTGTCGGCGTATGGACCTGCGCCAAGGATTTACGAGGCTTTGGGAAGCGCCAAGGGAGCGATCGCCAAGGCTTATCCCGATGCTGAAGTGGATAACATAGACATAACGTCAGTAGAGGAGACAGATTTTGTCGATAAAGATTGGAGGGTATACCAGAAAATTCGTTAAGGCATTGCAAGAGAGCGAAAATGCAGCGGTCTGGCAATGCAGAAGTAGCACGCACCTTTGAGGATACGGTGCGCTTCGGGATGTAAATTAAAGGCAGAGCCCACGCAAAAGAGGTTATATCCGCAAGTAGCTCAGGTGTGCGGGTTCGAATCCCGCCTTCCCGATGCCGTGAAGTCAGCGCACGGCTGTGAATTCTTTTACCTCTTTCATAAAGTGTCGATGCCGGACGGTGCAAATCCGTAAGCATCGGCACACATGGCCCTATAGCCAAGCGGTAAGGCATGGGATTTTGATTCCCACATGTGCAGGTTCGATTCCTGCTGGGGCTGTTCGGCACATATGCCACATGGGAACGTGGTGTAAATGTAGCACACTACACAAACGAATCGTGTTTAACGATTCTCACAGCAAATTTAGTGTCGAATGGTAATCGAGTGGATCAGGTTCGAATCCTGACGTTCCCGTTTTTCACAGAAAGGAGGTGCGAACGATGAATGCAGAGTTGTTCCGCAGGGTGTTTGGCATTGATGCCATCGATGTATGGAAGATGCCTGAAGAGGATTTCCTCAAATGGCTCAGCAACAAGCCAGAACATACTGATGTACTTGGAACGCTTGGAGACGGCACTCTTATTGTAACCGTAAAGAAGGGCACAGAAGTCGGGAGAGTGTTCGTTGAAGAAGAAGGTTCACTGTACGGGAACATGTTCTATCCAGAAGAAGGGTAAGGGCTGGTAGATAGTTATGGTGATACTAGACATACCATATCCCAATAACTGCGGGGAGTGCCTTATAGGGCGTATGACAAGGCCAAAAGGCTTTGATGACAGCAGTATCCAGTGTCCGGTCCATCAGCCAATGGGAAAAACGCTGAATCTGGACAGGAGACCGATACATTGTCCCATACTGTGTGAAGCTGATTGGCGTGATTTGGATATGGGCGAAGACGGAATGTACAGGCTACTGAGAACGATGGAGGAACGCAATTGAAGACAAGTACATATCATACTGGAATACCAGGACTCGAGTGGGGAATCTGGAACCGACAGAAAAAAAGCTTCGTTTTCGGCATAAGGGAGGAGACGCCCATGCTTGCCGAGGCGAGGCTTTTTCAAAAGATTGGGGAAGATGCAAGAAAATGGCGGTTTGAGATTAAGGCGATCAATAAGAAACGGCCTTATAAAAGGAGCGCACTATGAGGAAGTGCATGGAATGTGAGCACTTTCTCCCGCATGTCCGGCCGATATTCTCGAAAGACGAAGCGGTCGTAGAATGCAGAAAATACGGAATGGTATGCGACATAACCAGTGCCGACCATGCAAGAAGACTGGTATGCGTCGAAGAGCCGGACGATGATATGAGCTTGAAAGAAGCCATTTTCAAATTGTGCGGTATTCGTGAAGAAATCGTGCATAAAAAGAACGTGCGGAATGGGAAAGCAGTAACGGAAAATGTAAAAGCCCTCACATTGGCTATATCAGTTTTGGAAAAGGAGGCCGCTTCTTTTTCCAACAGCCAGACAGATTCAGCGCCATGGAGGGCAAAATGACGTGTTTAAAGAAGAAAGGGGAAAGCATTGGAAGTAAGACTACTGGAATCACCTACAGAAAAGAACTGGACGGAGTGCAAGAGACGTGCCCTTATCACGGAGTACGGGAAGGGCCTGGGCGATGTGAGACTGCCTGAATCAGAGTGGCGCAAGTCGATACTGGAGGCGAGGCACAGCCCTATACGGTATCTCAAGTACAGCTTCATGTTTATTGACATCCCGTCCAATACCTCTGTACACCTGTGCAGACATGTCCACGCACAGCCGTATGTGTCGAGCCTCCGCAATGACCGTCAGGACAAGATGGACGGCGATGCGGCAAGAAGAGATACGCCAGTCAACATGATACTTGATGTCAACGCAGAGGAGTTGATGGTGATTGCCAACAAGAGGCTCTGCAACAAAGCATCGGCAAAGACACAGGAAGCCGTCCGCATGATGTGCGAGTGCGCCGCCCGTGCAACGCCTGAGATAAAGCATCTTCTGGTCCCGATGTGCGAATACTGCGGCGGTGTATGCCATGAAATGAAGCCGTGCGGAAGGAGGAGCAAGAAGTGAAGTACAGCATCGAGATAGATGACGGTGAGAAAATCCTCATTTGGACAAAAAATGGGATTCAAATTGTTGGGGCTGATGTGCCAGAACAGCTGAAGAGCTTAGGAATCGTGTCAGCCGAGAAGTATGAAGATGAATGCGACAACTGTTCTGCATGCAGGAGCGAATACCACAGAGGCTATATGGATGCAAAAGAGCTTTACACAAAGGATACGAGAGCGTAAGGATATGAGAGAGTATTGCAGAGACTGTGAGCATGTAGACTATTCGACCATGTACGCATCTGATCCGCCGTTTTATAAGGTCGATGGTTCGCCACTTTATAAGGTCGATTATTACGGTCCGCCGCTTTATAAGTGCGAATATTACGGATGTCTGGTCTCCCCTGATGATAGATGCAGAGTCACTCAAAATGACCTATGCCAAGAAGGAACTGACGCATGTCTCAAATGAACATACCACCAGATGTATACGGACAAATCCAAAAAGATTTCAAGAACGTCAAAAAAATGAGCCTGAATTCATTTTTGACTTGGGTCCGCTCCATCCATTCAACAGCTTATGACGAAGGCTGGAATGATGCCATAGACAAATTTATGAACGCCAGAGGGAGGGTCAACATCAACAATGAAATTGATGCAGTTGTTGTCGATGACTATGAATTGTACAACACAATCCTATCTGTTAAAGGGATAGGAAGGAACAGGGCGAATGAGGTTGTGCGTAAGCTGACTGGAGGAATGGATGAAAAAGACGACACAGAATGATATAAGGGCGTGGGTTGGGGAATGCATTTTTATTGCCATGATTTTATTGACAGCCAAGAACGGCGTTTACCTTACGGATTTTCAATACATGCTTTTGATAACGATAATGCTTTCAGGATACATTTCAGGAGGTAAATGATGAAAAACAGCAACAAACGTCTTATTGCCGGAGTTATGGCACTTATCACTGCCGTTATGATAGCTCTGTCGTGCACTGCGCTTGTCGCACATGCACAGACATACAGCGGAGTTACATATGAGAAGATGGCATCCCAGAAGCCTCTGGAGGGCATCGTGGAGAGGGATGGCCACTACTACATCTACAAGAGAGGGCGCATGCTGACGGGGAAGGTCAAGTACAAAGGCCACTGGTACTACTGCCACCGTACAGCCAGTAAGGATTATCCATACGGCTCAATGACCAGAGGGATGATGCGGATCGAGAGCGGAAACCGGTGGTATGCCTACAAATGGGATGGGACGATGTACACGTCCAACGTCTACCACAGGAAGGGCCCTGTCCGCAGGATTCTGGAAGTCGAGATTGACCGCAAAACCCACTGCGTCAAGTACGTTTACGGCATCAGCGTAAGGACCAGAGGGTGGAGATATTCCACTGCGGAGCTTAGATGGCAGAGAGAGGTGGCGTTCGGAAAATACCGGACAGTCGAGAGTATGCAGTCGATTCCGGATTGGGTCGACCAGCAGAGGTAAAAACATGGAGAAAAATGAAAACATGTAAATCCTGCAAACATTACAATGACGAAACCCACACTCCAACAGGAAAAGGCATTGCATACTGCCACGAAAAGGAAAGCCGCAGATACGGGATGCCGACAGGGAGTATTCAAACTGTAGTATATGCGGATGGTAACTGTAGATACTGGAAGGAGAAAAATGAAACCAGAGAATCTTGAAAAGATGAAGCAGGTTATCAAGGATGAACTCGGTGTGAGTGATGAACTTGCGGAGTTTGGTGCGAAAGTTGCCTTAGATGCTATCAGAAAATCATTGATTATGATAGCGGACAGACTGTTTACGGAGGAGAAAAAATGAACACAGAAACCGTATATGAAAACGATGGTGACATTTACAAAGCAACAACAAAACTCACCTTCACCGAAGATGAAAAGATGAAAATCGGACAGATTGCACATACACCAGTCGGGGACGCAAGGGCCGAAATCCTGCACAAGGCAGAAGAACAGATCTGCGGGCATAGAGAACAGGATTACGGTTCACCCGAAAACAACTTTGCATTTATCGCAAAGCTGTGGACTGACTGGCTCGACTTCCCTGTCACGGCTTTTGATGTAGCAATGATGATGTGCTTATTGAAGATTGCAAGGATCAGACAGTGCGGCGGCTCCGGTGACAGCTTCGTTGACCTCTGCGGTTACGGAGCATGTGCAGGAGAAATCAGGAGGAACAGCAATGACAGGAAATGAATATCAGTTTTTAGCTGCGAGAACTATTAACTACGATCTGACCGACAAAGAAAAAGAGATGCATGCGCTGCATGGAATGGTCTCAGAGATCGGAGAACTGCATGGCCTTTACCAGAAACATTACCAAGGGCACGAGATGGATCCCAGGCACGCACAGAAAGAGCTCGGGGATTTGCTGTGGTTTATTGCGGAATGGTGCACATCATATGGTTTATCACTGGAATACATCATGCAACTGAACATAGACAAGCTCCGCGCCAGGTATCCGGAAGGCTTCGACTCTGATCACAGTCTGCACAGGGCAGAAGGTGATATTTAAAACAAGCTAACAATGCCGCCATAACAATAAACAAAGATTTTAAGAAAAGAAAGGAGGAACCTCCCTTTACAGTCTGAATTTTTGTGTAAACCACCCCATATTATGTGCATAATGTAACTGTCAACTGTTGGGCGGTCTGGCGGCAACCGCCCAGAAAGGAGAATCATGGAATCTGTCAATCCAGAAAGTCCAAGATACAAATCTATCGTAGAAGTCACAAAGCATCACGGCCTTATTTATGTCGTGCTTGATACCTATACCGGACAATGGAAGCACGTCTACGACACGATGCTGTGGGCTGATAGAAAGGCTAGGGAGTTGAATGAAAGAGCCAATTAAAAGTATAGTCAGGGAAAACATCCTCAAAGGACTGTACAGAAAAGAAATGACTGGCAAAAAACTCGCAACGATTTGCGGTATACCATACTCAACCATTTCCAGTTACATATGCGGTAAAGTTAATATCAGCTTGGAAAATGCAGTGAAGGTCGCTGATGCGTTAGATATAACCGTTAACGACCTTATAAGTGGTTATTATGATTGACTATAATGGTCAATTTAATGAATCGAGGTGTGACGTGGAATATAAGAAAATGAAGCTGGTAGATATACACGATTTTTCGCTGTATTATTCAGAGCTTCAATTCATTGATGCATATGATTTTCGCAGGATAGCCGCATATTTCGCAAAGCAGGTTGCGGACCTGCCTGAAGTCGAAGCTGTCCCATGCGAATTCATCGAAGAGTGTATAAGCAATTCCAGTGGTACGGAGAGCGCATATTACAAAAGACTCTTGGAGAAATGGAAGAAGTATAAGGACAATAATGACCAGAATGGTCAATAAACGAAAGGGAAAATATATGGAGAAAAGAGAAGAGAATTGCAATAATGAATGTGAGTGGAACTGGACTCCAGTATCCGAGAAAAGGCCGCCGGAGATGAAGAACAAGCATACGATGGATTATGCCGAGTTCATATGCACTGTCGATTTTGGCGAGGCCGGAAAAGACGTAAGGGTGTACAAGTACGGTAAAGGACATTTTCATTACGGGCCAGAGACGATTGATGACATCGTCACTGCGTGGATGCCACTGCCGAAGCCGTGGAGCGGAAGCCCTGATGCAAGCGAGGCTGTACGCTCGGATTGTGCGGAAGGCGTATCTGTAAACCTCATACAGGACATCAATACGAAGATCGCACAGAACATAAACGAACAGCTCGTCAGACATGGAATGACCCAGAAGGAACTGGCTACAAAGTCCAACATGACAGAGGTGAACGTGAGCAGGTACTGCAGTGGAGCGAGGATGCCGAAGGCAACTGCAATCTATGCCATGGCCAAAGCATTTGGCTGTACAATGGAAGAACTGATGAAAGGCGTTGACTACAGAAGCGAGTGAAAACGGAATGGCCGTCCACAAAGCTCTGTAAGCGATTTTAAAGCCTTCAACAACAATTCCTACATAAAAGCAGTTAAAACGGCTCTCAGGGGCGCACAGAGGCCTTCTGAGGGCTGTTTTTGAAATAATACCACCAGCATATTCCATATTTCCGCTTGGCCTGCTAGAATGAGTGGAAAATATGCGGGGACAAATCCTTGACATGCAAACCGGAATGATTGTTTGTGTTCGGGCACGAGCGGAAAACAAATACTGCATGAAAGGAGAAGTTAATGGATTCCACGATAGAGAAAGTTGCACTAGACAGTAGAAAGATATATGAGCTTGCAAATGTCATCAACGACAGGCTTGCGGGCTTTTATCCAGTAGATTGGCAGATAGATTCACTTGATGCTATACAGAATCTTATGCTTGTCCTCACGGATCAGGTAAGCACGCTCCGCAATGACATGGAAAGACTCGAATTGGAGACAAGACAACATTGAAAAGAGCATAGGCGTTAGCGGCATATCAAAGGCCGGACAATAGACAATGAACGATGTAACGGCTATAATGTGCATCGTTCATATTTGTTATCTGGACTTAATAATTTTGTAACAAACGAGAATCATGCCTGTGATGACCATAGGGGACGCCATGTTCATCACGGATAGGATGCCCGAAAACGGCTGAAACTGCGGATTCCAGTGTTTTTCTGAGCTTTTTTTGCTATACGTTGACAACTTTTATTACCAGACGTACAATTTACGGGATGACTGTTATGAGCTTTCTTGCCGAAGCTCATAATGGCCACCACCCCCATCACCACCGTTTTTCACTCGTGTTACCTTCATTGTGAACACAAAAACCCGAGACGTAAATGCCTCGGGTTTTTGTGTTTAATGGATGAATTCGAGCGACAAACCACTCTTGAAGGTTATCTTTGATACCGTCCCATCTGTCACCACTATGCTGTCTATGATTCTGTTCATGAAGTCTTTCGGGACGCTCGGTTCTATCACACGCAGTATGTTTTCCACATCTTTGCTTTCGTAGCCAAGAAGTTTGTCTACCATCAGGAGGTAGCTTGCTTTTTCCCTGAACGTCTCTTCCGTGTGCCTGTTGATTTCTGAGTCAGAGTCTTTCAGCACGCTGTCTATCTCGTCAATCTTGTCTGTTATCCGTTTCCGCTCAATGATGTAATCCTTTTCAGAAATCCCGTCATCGCCGTACAGGTAGATGGACTGTAGCCGTCTCAAGGAGGATTCGTGCTTTTTCCGCTGTTGCCTGAGCTGTGAGTAGTCGTTGCTGTCTGTATGGACCGGAGGGGCGTATTCAAGACCGCTCTTTCCCTCGCCGATGTACTCGATGAAATTTCCTGCGCCTTTTACTGCAGTGATGCCTGCCATCCCACACTCAGAAATGATTCCTGCCTCCAGGTCCTTGCATGAAATGTTTTTATCATCCACCGCTCTCAGTATCCATGAAACGCATGGGAACACTACCCTTGCCAATGCTAGGTCGTTGATAAACTTGTTACTGCATTGCTTTGTCTTTTTCCGCCTGGACGAGCATCCGTATATTGACGGCCTGTATCCGCTGGCCCTTCTCCTGTCTTTCGTTGCGGTCATGTTCGCACCGCAGTTTCCGCATATGACCAGTCCTGCAAAGATGTGTATGCTTTTCCCTTCGTATGTGTCGCCCTTCTTCGGCCCTTTTCTCACATTCCGCCTGAGCATGTAGGATATGTGGTCGAACCGCTCTTGGTCGATCAGGGCCGGATGATGCCCTTCGATGTCTATCCACTCGGAAGATTCACGCTTTTGTATGCCCTTGCCGTCATTATGGACGTTGTAGCGGTATATCCCTTGGTAGAAGACGTTTGTTAAAACCTTGCGGACCGTAACAGGGCTCCATGCCCTGCCAGCTTTTGTGCGTATCCCCCGCCTGTTCAATTCCTCACACACCTTCAAGAGAGACTGCCGTTCTTCGTACAACGAGCACATGAGCTGATAAGCACCTGCTTCTTCCTCGTTCACGCTGAACGTCTTTGTCTCTTTGTCCCAGTCGTATCCGAACGGAACCCTGCCACCGTTCCACTGGCCATTGCTTGCCCTTGAGAGCATTACAGACGTGACACGTTCTGCTGTCATTTTGCGCTCAAGTTCCGCAAAGACCAGTATGATTTTCAGCATGGCTTCACCTATAGCTGTTGATGTATCGAACTGCTCGTTCTTGGAAATGAATGTTACGCCCAGCCTTTTGAGCTCGGTATACATCGATGCGAAGTCGAGCAGGTTCCTGCTGATGCGGTCTATCTTCCACACGAGGAGATGCGAATACTCGCCTCCCCTTAGCTTTGCCATCATGCGCTGATACGCTGGCCTGAATGTATCTTTACCTGAATAGCCTGGGTCGTCGAACACGTCGTAGTCATTGATGCCGAGAACAAGTTCAGAATATGCGGCAAGCTCACGCCTCTGCACCTGTAATGAGTCTTTATCAATCTGGAGCTGAGTAGATACACGGATGTAGATTGCCACCTTGTTTTTGAGCAACATTTTTATGAATAAATTTCCTCCTAAATAATACCTTAAAAACAGCATGTGGAAATTCCACGGAAATTCCAGCGACTTTCCAAAGACCACTTTTTAGAAATTCCATAAGAATTCCACTTTTGGCCAAAAAAAGCCAAAAAAACACCCTATGCGTATAAGTGCAAAACGCAAAAATGGTTATGGATATGTAAACGAAAACAATTATTTCCATGGAAATTCCACCGGAAATTCGTATGGAATTCCACTCTACATAACCATAACCATAACCATTATATATATATATTATAATATAAAACGGTGATTTCGACTTTTCCACGGAAATTCCACGGAAATTCCAGCGGAATTAAAAAAATGCCGATATAGTGAAAAAATTCAGAATTATTAATGAAATGCGGCGATGAAAGTGTTATTCCTGAGATTATGCTTAATCCTGTTTCTGAATTCTGCTCCGTTCTTGTACGTACACATTCCTTCTCTCACAAGCAGGTCTGTTATCAGGAATGCCTGACCATATTTGGCAAAAGTCTGCTCTGAGCACAATTCATCAAGCATCCAAAAGTCAGGGAGATTGATCTGAGACAAATCATTCACAGGGTGGCTGAACACGAGTATCGGGACTCCTGATTCAGACAGCCTGAAATCCACAGTCTCGTCATGGATGCTGATGTCTGCGATATGTACAGAGCGGTTGACATCCGATGCTGTAGCCATCATTGCTCCTCGTCTTTCTCGGAATATTTCTTCAGGATTGTTTTAATGAGCTCACGGTCCCGTTCAGAAGCGAATGAGTACAGGTAAGCGACTTCATCCGCATCATCTGTGAATACAGAGTTTTTTACGTCAGTCAGACCGAGCAGGAAGTCTATAGTCACTCCGAAGTATTTTGAAATCCTGTAAAGGTATTCCACCTCGGGGTCACGCATGCCTGTCGTATAACGGGATATTGTCGCAGGTGTTGTCTCGACTGCATCAGCAAGGTCTTTGTTTATCATTCCACGGGAGTCCATGAGATGTCTGAGGATTTTGGTGAATCTGTCGAAACTGAGTTGTCTGCCATTTTCAGAACGTTTGCCCACGATTTAATGCTCCTTTCCACTCGTATATTTACGAGTATAGCTGTCAGGGTTATCCTTGGCAAGAAATATTATACCATAAAAAGAAAAAATATTTGACAAATTCCACATGGCAATATATAATAAATGAGTGGTAACTGTAAAAACTTGCATGGAAGGAGGTAAAAATGAATGCCAACGAGCTGAAAGCCGAAAGGATACGGAAGGGAAAAACCATGAAAGAAATGGCTGATGCTCTGTCTATCACCTATGATGCATACGTCAAAAAAGAACGTGGGAGTGCGGGCTTCAGTGCGGAGCAGATCGTTGTAGTGACATATCTGCTCGACCTGAACGCAGATTTGATAAACAGGATTTTTTTTGACAACAAATTACCAATTGGACGGAAGAGAAAAGCTGTCCGGTAATCTTGAAAAAAGGATAACACGTAGAGGAAGTGAAAAAAATGGGTCGTAGAGCCACGATAGCCGCTGGTAACGTGTGGTATGAGGCACGGATGGAGGCGGCAAATACAAACGAGAAGTTGCGGAGCCGTTTCGGCGCGGCAGACGAAGCAGGCATGTCGGAGGATGCGATAAAAAACACCGAGCTTGGCCTTGAGAAGCAGATGCCGGTGGACAAAGCAGTTATACTGGCAGACCTTTATGGAGCGCCACAACTGCTGAATTATTACTGCCTCAATGAATGCCCGATTGGTAAGAACAACGCCATATCCGATGAGGTGCTTTCGATAACGCATGTAACGGTAAGACTGCTGAAGAGGCTGAAAGTCTCACAGCTCACCGACATCATAGACAAATTGGTGGACATTGCGGAAGATGACCAGATAACTGATGACGAGCTCAGAGATTTACAGCAGATAACCGAGTATCTGGATAATGTTGCCGTGGCTATCAGCCAGTTGAAGACAGTCTATCAGAAAGCTGTGGGAAAATGAGCGGAGAGAACTGTTCATTGATCGAGGTTGTGAGAGAGCTGTATGGAATCACAACCGAAAAGGAACTGGACGAGATGCTGGACCGGATAAAACGGCCGGACATCACAGTTTTAGGAGTTTGGAGGGAAGATGGAAGAAATCAAAGTGCCGGATTTTCATGAGCTCGTGTTCATGGAGCAGGAGCACAAGTACCTGCTGGAGGGGGCAGAAATACCATCCGTGACGCAGGTGATGGAGATGCTCAGTCAGCATGAGTATTCGAGCGTGAATGAAGCTACGCTCATGCGGGCCGCCAACAGAGGTACGAAAGTCCACAACGCCATTGAGAACTACCTGAAGTATGGGCTTGATGACTGCCCTGAGGAGCTCAGGGGATACATGGATGGCTTCTTAGAGTGGTGGGGAGAAAGAAATCCTACCCTGATAGGGAGCGAGGTCAGGATTTATCATCCAATATTCAGATACGCAGGGACGATAGACCTGATAGCGGAGATAGACGGGAAGGTGAACCTCGTAGATTTCAAGACGACCTATAAGCTGATCGACAAAAACTGCAGGGTACAGCTTGAAGCATACGCACAGGCACTTCAGGCTCACGGGGTAAAGGTCGAAGAGAAGCACATACTCCACCTCGGTAAGGATGGGAAGTGGAAAGCTCCCGAGTATGAGGCGAAGGACGCAGAAGCATGGCGGGTGTTCACGTCGCTGATTTGTGTAAGAAATTACATCGAAGCATGATGATAAGAAAATATTTACAAAAAATATGCAAAAACATATTGACAACCAGATTGCCACATGGTAATATAAGACTATAGAAAAACAAACAAAAACAAACAAACAAAAAAGAGAGGAGTCGATATGTTTAAAAAACTTGTTAAGAGGATTGCAGAAGCCACTTCCTACGAGGAGCTCATGGATATACTCTACGGTGAAGACGGCGTAGACAGGCTTTTCCAGAAAGAAAAGATTAGCTGGAAAGACCACGAGCTTCTTTTCCAGCTTGTAGCTGTCCACAAGTACGGAGAGGCGTGCTGATTTTTTTAATTTCAGATTGCCAAACGGCAATCACAGGAGGTAAAATGGAAATCATGGTGACTGGTGGCACACCTGCTGTGCCGGATGAAGAGAAAAAGCTTGACACCGAGGTGGGACTTATTCGGCAGAACGTCGATAAGCTCGCAATCCTGACCAACGAAGATTTCGTAAAGGCAGGAGAGTTTGTCAAGGAGGTCAAGATCGCCCAGAAAAAGGTGGAAGATTACTGGGAGCCGATGCGGAACACGACATATTCTGCATACAGGTCTGTGATGGACCACAAGAAGGAAATGCTTGACCCGCTGAAGAAGGCTGAGACTACCCTGAAGCGCAAGATGTCCGACTATCAGGTGGCACAGGAAGAAAAGCGCATCGAGCAGGAGAAGAGGCTCAAGGCGATGGCGGAGGCTGAAATGGAGAAGAAGCTCCGTGAGGCCGAAGAGGCGGAAAAGACCGGAGACGAGTTCGGAGCGGAGTACGCAAAGGCAGAAGCCGAAGTGCTGAGCAACGCAATGGATACGTTGCATGTTGCAAAGCAGGAAACGAAGGTGAGAGGAATCTCCCAGACCAAGAGCTGGGAGATTACCAATATCGACCTGTCAAAGTTGCCTGACAGCTTTGCGGGCGTGCTGATAAGGCCGGCAGATACGAAGGCTATCATGCGCCTTATCAGGGATTCGAAAGGGAATGTCCATATCCCTGGGGTTGAATATCAGGAGACGGTTAATTTTTCAGTAAGAGTATCGTGAAAAGGAGGATTATATGGGCAACGAACTTGTAAAAGCAAATGACGGTATGATTTCCAAGTCGGTGAGCACCGCAGGAAACATGGGTGTGTTCTCCAGCGGCGAGAGCTTCAGCCTTGCTTGCAGGATGGCAGATGCACTTGCGAGGTCAACCATCGTACCGAGGTCCTATCAGGGCAGTCCGTCGAACTGCCTTATCGCAATCGAGATGGCAAGCCGCATCAACACGAGCCCGATGATGGTCATGCAGAACCTCTACATCATCAACGGAAATCCGGCGTGGTCTTCGCAGTGGATTATCGCCATGATAAACAACTCCAAGCGTTACAAGACGGAGCTGAAGTTTGATATGGAGTACGATGATGCGGGTAGGCCGCTGAGCTGTCGTGCATGGGCAGAGGACTACAACGGCAACAAAGTCACAGGCCCCCTTATCACCATGGAGATGGCGAACAAAGAAGGGTGGACCAAAAAGAACGGGTCAAAGTGGACGAACATGCCGGAAGTGATGATTCGCTATCGTGCGGCGTCCTTCTTCGGCCGTATCAACTGCCCCGACATGATTATGGGAATCTATAGTCAGGAGGAAGTGGTTGATGCATTCGGTGACACGCCCGAAGACAACGCTCCGAACGAGAACAGGATTCAGCCGCTCTCCGAAGAGGACAGGCAGATTACTCAGGATGAACGGCAGATGTTCATGAAGGCTATTGCGGAGCATTTCGAGGGAGCGGAAGCAAGGAACAAGGTGTACAAGGACGTACTCACACAGCTTGGCCTCAAGACAACGACGAACATGACTCTGAAACAGCTCGGTGAAGCTGTGGAGTTGGTCAACAAGATTGCCGAAGCAGATGACTCCGGCAAGGAAAAGGAGGTCGAAAAGCTGGAAGGTGAAGTCGTAGAAGAAGATGAAGCGTGATGAACATTATCAATCCGACAGGACGAGAAAAGATGGCGTGGATAAGTATACATGATACCATTGACGGTCCCAAACTGAGAGACCTGCACAAGAGGATGGGGTGTTCAAAGTTCGAAGCCACAGGGATACTTGTATTCCTGTGGCAATGGGGCCTCCAGAACGCAGACGAGCAAGGCCACCTGATCAATGCAGACAGGGATGATGTGGAAAGATTTCTGCACGGAGCATCGTCTGGATGCAGTCTTGACGAGAAAGACATTTTTGACGCATTGCTGGAGACCGGATGGATAGACGAAGGCGAGGACGGCCTCTACCTTCATGACTGGAGCAGATGGCAGAAGGAATGGTACAAGTACAAGAGCAAGCTGAAGAAAGATGCGGAAAGAAAGCGGAAAGCCGCTGAAATTTCCAACAAAAAAGATACAGAAAAAACGGCGGATATTCCGAAGGAAATTCCTGCGGAAAAACCAGTGGAAAAGCCAAAGAACGAACCAAAAGCTAAAAAGGTCAGGAATGATTATTCACAGGACTTCAACAGATTTTGGGAGGTGTATCCGAGAAGAGACAGGAAAGCAGAGGCGTACGAGTGCTTCATAGCAAGGACAAACAATGGTGTTGCGCCGGAAGACATGGTAAAAGCCGCAGAAGCATACTCGAACAGATGCCGTAAAGAGAGGACTCCGGACAAGTATATCATGCAAGCGAGGACTTTCCTTGGCCCGCATCTGAACTTCATGGATTATGTCACGAAGGAAAAGACACGTGAGATAGCACCTGACGAGAACCCGTTCGACTATTACACGGAGGGATGACATGCCAACAATGACAGATGCTGTAAAATCAGCCGTTTCAAAAGCAACCGCAAAGGGTGTGATTCCAGAGCAGGGCGATTACTACGGTGATGACGGCCTTCTCCGGTGCGGAACGTGCGGGGGAAAACGTGAGACTATTATCAACCTGAAGATCGGTGGGACTGAGCTCCGTAAGAAAGTCGGGTGTGTGTGCAAGTGCGAGGACGAACGAAGGGAAAAGGAAAAAGCAGAAATGCTGAGGCGTGAGACGGTAGAACGTCTGAAAAACCTGAAGAGGGCGAGCCTGATGGATGAACGCTTTTTCAGTGCGAGGTTCTCCAATGCAGAAGAGACAGCACACAACAAGAAGAACCTTGCCGTATGCAGGAATTACGCAAAGACTTTCAATGAGATGGTCAGGAAGCATCAGGGACTGCTGTTCTGGGGCGATGTCGGGACGGGAAAGAGTTATGCCGCCGCATGTATCGCAAACGAGCTGATGGACAGAGGAGTACCTGTTATCATGACATCGTTCGTAAAAGCGGTTGACATGTTCAGGAGTCACGGGCAGGAGGGGATAATGGACGCATTATCAACCTCAAGGCTTGTGATTTTTGATGATTTAGGGGCTGAACGCTCAACGGAATATGCGATTGAGAAAGTATACGACATCATAGACAGCAGATACCGGAGCGGGCTCCCGATGATAGTCACAACGAATCTGAGCATGAAGGAAATGCTCGAAGAGAAGGATATGAGGTACAGCAGGATATTCGACAGGATATTTGAAATGTGCTATCCGATGCAGTGGACAGGACCGAGCTGGAGGAAGGTGAAAGCAAAGGGAAGATTTAATGAAATGGGAGGGCTGTTAGGAGGCTGAAAATGTGCATGATAAGTTTTACGGTCAGGGGCGAGCCGAAAGCAAAAGGCCGTCCCAGATATTCGATTCGGAAGACGAAGAACGGCAAGTCTTTTGCAACTATCCGAACGCCTGAAGATACGGTGATATATGAAAATCTCATAAGGATGGAGTACGAGAGACAGTGTGGTGATTTCATTTTCGAAAAGGATGTACCGCTCAAAATGCATGTTTTGGCATATTACGCTGTCCCAAAGAGTGCCAGTAAGAAGAAAGCGAAGATGATGCTCTCTGGTGACATAAGGCCGATGAAGAAGCCGGACAGCACAAATGTACTGAAGTCAATAGAGGATGGGCTCAACAGGGTGGCATATTACGATGATTCGCAGATAGTAGACTCACGTATAAGCAGGTTCTACAGCGAGGCCCCGAGAGTCGAAATCATCATCCGTGAAGAAAAAGTGCAGGATGCGTGCAGTGAACGTGAACCATTTGCAGGAATGGTGCAGTAAGCGTGAACGAATAGTGCAGTAAGAGTGAACAAAAAGTGCATAGTGAAAGAAAGGTGAAGTAAAGATGCATGAACTGTGAAGTAAACGTGAATGAAGTGAAGAAAAAGTGCAGTAAGGAGGAATAAAAGATGCACAACGAAATTCTTACTCTGGCTACCATCTGCGGTGGAGCTGTACAGGAGAAAGTGGACCGGGCGCTTGAACGTGTGTCGCAGAACATACTTGACCCCAACACAGATGCAGGGAAGAAGCGTACCATTACGCTGAAAATCACCCTCAAGCCAGACGAGGATGACAGAGAGGATGTCGTCGTCAATGCTGACGTGACATATACACTGGCTCCGGAGATCGGAGTACAGACTCAGTTCTATGTCAACAAAGACCTGACCAATGGACGGGTGACTGTCATGGAACACAAGAAAGGGGAAATCAAAGGACAGCTTGATTTTTCTGACATCGGGATGGAGAAAGAACCGCTCGAAGATGAAACGGAAGAGACCGAAGAGGAACAGGCAGAAGTTCTTGATTTCAGAAGGCACGGATGAAAGGAGTAAGCAAAGATATGATAGCAAGTGCAATCGACAAGATATTATCAATCGCACAGCCAGTCATCGCCAGATCGACGACGAGTAACAGGGCATACAGCACTCAGAAGCTGTATCCTATTGACGAGGAGCTGAGGGCTGAACCACTGCAGGTCAGGAACCTGTCGAGCATTGTGAAGTACGCCAAGGATTTCAAGGAGTCGTGGAAGGAAATCCCATTACTCGTCCATGTTGTAAGCCCTCTGCAGGTTGTCCTCACAACGGCACTGGACTCAGACCGGATGAGAGAGGATCTGATGGTTGCGAATGCAGACATCCCATCCATCCCGTTCGGTTCGTTCATGGAAAACGACAGGATGCTCATCATCGTACAGTCCATGTTTGTTGACGACAAGGACACCGACAAAGCAATCGTGCTGAAGTTTGCAGGAACAGTCACGAGCGGTTCTGTCAAGGCTTATGACGATGACGGCGTCACACAGAAGGCGACTATCAAGCAGGGAGTTGCGTCCAAGGCAGAGGCTATCGTGCCTTCGCCCTGCTCACTGCGTCCGTACAGGACGTTCACCGAGGTTGAACAGCCGAAGAGCATGTTCATCTTCCGCATGAGGGAAGGACGTGGAGACGGCGTTGAATCCGCCCTGTATGAAGCTGACGGCGGTGCATGGAAGAACGAAGCGATGAACAACATCAGGAAATATCTGGAGAAAGAACTGGAAGGCACGGACATCACTGTGATTTCCTGAGAAAGGACAGATAATGAAGTCGCCCACGGATACCGTGAAGGGAAAGATAGTCGATTACAACCCGACAACAGGGGAAGTAACGATAAAAGCATCCTATAGCGATTGGCCCACCATGGCGAAACGTGAGTATAAAGAGTGTCTCATACAGATGGTCGATAGCAGACCGCTCTCTGGAAAACAGAGGCGGTCATGCTACGCCATGATAAATGAGATAGCTGACTACACTGGGATGGGGTCCGAAGAAGCGAAAACATGGATGAAGCTGAAGTTTATCACGGAAGATATACAGGATACTGCCGACAAGATATTTTCACTCAGCAACGCAAGCATGAGCCTTGTGTGTGCGTTCCAATCATTCCTGATTGATTTCATCCTTGCATGGGATATACCGACAAAAGTCCCGCTAATCAACATGGTCGATGACGTAGATCAGTACGTATACAGCTGTCTGGTACACAAGAAATGCTGTGTATGCGGAAAGCCGGCTTATCTCCACCATGTTGACAGGATAGGCGCAGGGAATGACAGGAAAAAGATAAACCACATAGGGCTGAGGGCTGAACCGCTGTGCTTTGAACATCACACAGAGTGCCATACAAAGCCGCAGGAAGAGTTTGATGATTACTACCACATCAAGCCAGTGAAGATTGATAAAGTGATAGCGAAAGTATATAAGTTGAACACAAAGGATAAAGGAGGAACGAATAATGCTTAATGTTTGGTGCGGACAGGGAAGACTGGCAAGGGATGTGGAGCTCAGATATACAGCTTCTCAGATACCGGTTGCATCTTTTTCAATCGCCTGTGACAGGGATTATTCCCCGAAGGGTGGAGAGCGTGAGACGGACTGGATCGACATCGTGGCGTGGAACAAAGCGGCCGAGTTTGTCAGCAAGTATTTCCGTAAGGGCGACATGATTGTCGTGAACGGCAGGATTCAGACAAGGACCTACGAGGACAAGAACGGTAACAAGAGAAAGGCTGTTGAGGTTGTTGCGACCAGCTTCAATTTCTGCGGCAAGAAAGACAGCGGACAGAACGCAGGTCAGAGCGGGCAGTATACAGGAAATCAGCAGTATGGAGGCCAGCAGTACGGAGGCCAGTACAACGGAGGATATGCCGGAGGCGGACAGCAGAGCAACAGCGCTTACGATGATTTCATGAAGATCCCTGACGGGATTGATGAAGAACTTCCGTTCAACTGATAAAGGGCTTACTCTCAACGAGCGGTGAGCGGGGAGGTTGCGGTTTTTATCAAAAAAGGAGTTGGTAGATGACTGTTGCGGAGGAACCCCGTAGAAATGGCTGTAAATGGAAATCAGGACATACAGGCTGTCAAAGACAGACTGATGGATTATCGGGAAAGAGAGAGGGAGATTGACAATCAGATTGAGCGCATAGAGAACCTTCAAGTCAAGATGGTAAGTCTTCAGTCGCCTGAAATGTCTGGAATGCCACGGCCGAGCTTTTCGACAAGCGACAGGATAGGGCAGATGCTTGCCAGAAAAGACGAGATGGAACGCCATGTCAAGAAACTGATAAACTATCAGGAATCAGAACGGTTGTGGATACAAGGGGTTCTCTCACATTTGAAAAAAGCTGACGAGCGTGCATGTATACAGATGCGGTACATAGATGTTGAAAGCTGGCCAGCGGTCGCATCAATGCTGTTTGGAAATAATCAGGATTTTGAAGAGAGGAAGGATTCGTACCTGAGAAGGACGACACACCTGCACGGAAGGGCACTGCAACGGATAGCTGAATATCTGGAGACACAAAAGGATTATCAATCAGAGCTGGTTTAACGACCAGCTCTTTTTTTATGTGCAGAATGAAACGCATACGCATCTTTGATAAAAATAAATTGGTAAAAATATGCATAAACACTTGACATATAGATTGCCATATGGTAATATATAGTTACAAACAAAACAAACCAAACAAAACAAACAAGGAGAAGAAAAGATGAAGAATTATACAAAAGAGAACCAGGCGGAGAAATGCGGATGGAAAAAGACCTCTGAGAAGGTTGAAGTTACATTCAATGGCTGGGATGGAAAGAGCTACGACGGTGAGAGCCGCAAGATGAATGTGTGGACCTGCGAGGCTCACCCCGATAAGAAGTTCGTTTATAAGAGACAGGGCGGTTTTGAGAGCGCACAGGACGGAAAGTACAAAGTTGACTGCATTTTTGAAGTCACTGACAAGATGGTGCTCAACAAGAAGACCGGCGAGATGCACCCCGAAGTGGATTTCTTCTGGGGCGAGCCTGTTCCCTACACAACATGCTGAGGATGGATGTAAACACACAAGGAGGTAAGCATGAGAAAAATTGAAGTTAACAGCTTTATTACTGTCACCCTCACCGAGGAGACCTACCGGAAGATGGAAGAGGAGAAGAGGGAGCAGTACGAGAACTGGCTTGCCGAGCAGGAGATGGAAGAGATGGCATACTACGATGCCATGGCCGGCCAGCTCAGGAAGCTCAGGCGGAGGCTTGAGGCCGCCACCACCAAGGCCGAGTACCAGCAGTTGTGGGATGTCTATTCAGACATGCACAAGGATTTCTATGGTGTCCGCCCGTAAGCTGGCAGAAAGGAGCGAGGTATGAAGGATGGATGGCACAAGATTGCAGGCTATGACGTTTATATCGAGGACAACAAGGTTATACGCGGCACGCTTGGAGAGGGCACAAGCAACTATAGGACGGCATGGCCCTATATATGGATCGGCGGTCCTCCAAACGTATGGAGCAATTGCACAGGTCTGTCTGTGGAGGCATTTAGGGCCGGTGTTAGACGTGGGACAGTCAAGCTGAAATAGAGGAAGTATCAGAAAGGGGAACCGTTCGTGAATAAAGCGGGAAGAATTTGTGCACTTGACGGGCACTTTACGGTAGGAAATGGTGTTGAAATGATGATGCCTTCGTGCGCAGAACGTGCAGTTTACGGGCTGTGGACGGACGGTGATGCTGTTTACGCTGATACGGAAGAAAAAGCCAACTCTGTTGCAGATGTCATAGATTCCCTCGGATTTACCGCTGTCACTGGCCTTTATCAAAAAGATGAAGACGAGAGAGACGGCTGTGTGGATGAACGGACCGGATGGTGGTACGTAGAAATTGGATGAAAGGGGAAGAAAATGTGCAGGATTTGTGAAGTTTGCGGGAAGCATATCCATGAAGGAATGACTGACGAGAATAATATGTACTGCTGTGAAGAGCATTTCGCAGAATACATGGACGGGGAGTACGGAGTCGGAAACTGGAAAGAAGTTGAAGATGACGGGTGTGGTGGATATTACAAGGTCCTGCTTGACGGCGAGTGGGTCGGTACAGGCATTTACTGGACAACATGGGAAGATGAAGAATGAACGGCCTAAGTGCATTGCACTGGGCCTTTTTAAGGCCGGAAAAGGGCGTAAAGAGGTTTTTGTGAACCATTGCATATAATCCTCCACATTTGAAGAAATGCCAGGGTACAGGCAGGCACGTGGCTTTGTTGGTAAGGAAACGGAGGGCAGTATGACCAGACAGAAAAAAGAAATTATCAAACGGATCGAAGAACTTGAGAACGAGATTGCTGTTGACAGGGAGCTCAGTTTCGGGTGTGCGCCGTCAGGAGCATATGACAGCATCTACGAGAGGATTAACGGCCTTCGTGAACAGCTTGCAAAGCTCATGCATTTCTGCTCATATTCTGACATGATGGACTGGGAATATGTAGGAGATGAGGCTGACTGCGACCTTCCATTCATCTAAAGCGCATGCATAAACGCCTTTTAGCAGCAAAATATTTTAAAGAAAATATGCAAAAACACTTGACTCCAAGATTACCATGTGGTAAGATATAGTTACAAAATAAAACAAACAAAACAAGGAGGCAAGCGAAAATGAAGAATATGAATCGGAAAATGGCATTGTTCCACTTTTTTGATGAAAATGGAAACCATGTTGACAGCTTTGAGTTCTGCTACTCTGATTCCATCTGTGAGGCATACAGCTACGCAGATGCCTATGCAGAAAGGCTCGGCTACGATGAATACAGGCTTGTGCTTGAAGACACAGCAGGAATGCTGTATGCAGTTTGACCGGAGGTGAATATGGAGTGGGTATACGATGACGGCGGAAGAAAAGAGGCCGGATACAAAGGCAGTACTGGTGACTGCTGTTGCAGGGCGTTGTCCATTGCAACGGGGATGGACTACAAGGAGGTCTACGACCTCATTAACGAGTACGCCAAGAAGGAGAGGACCGGAAAGCGGAAGAAGGGGAAGTCGAACGCACGCACTGGCGTGTACACGACGACTTGCAAGAAGATTATGGCTGACCTCGGATGGAAGTGGAAGCCCACAATGCAGATCGGCTCCGGATGCAAGGTGCACCTTCGGGCCGAAGAGCTCCCGAAGGGAAGGATTGTATGCAATGTTTCCAGGCACTTTGTTGCTGTGATTGACGGCGTTGTGCATGACACGTATGACTGCACTCGTGAAGGAACACGGTGTGTGTACGGATACTGGTATAAGGAATAACCACAAACGCCTTGATTGATTAAAATAATTTGGAAAAATATGCAAATACCTATTGACTTCCAAGTTACCATGTGGTAAGATATAGTTACAAACAAACAAAACCACAAAAAAGGAGACGAGATGGAAATGAGAAATGTGATGATTCAGGTAAAGAAGAAAGACTACATTGTCGTCACTGCCGACACTGAGCGGTTCGGTGATAACGAGGTGATGTACGAAGGGAACACGTTTACCCAGTGCTTCGACTACTGCAAGCGTGAGCTTGGCCTGAAGAAGCTCAGGCTCAGGAGCTACGTCTCCGAGCCGTATGTTGACAGAGATGGCAGGGCGTTCCCTGCGAGGATGGAAGTTCTGGTATAAGAAAGGGGGTATAGGATGGGACAGTTTAGTTGGTTGGACTGCAGGACCGGAGAACAGATTCTCGACGATGTGGAAAGGGAGGTCTACCTGCTGGTCCCTATGCAGTTCGGCGGTGGACACATTGTCGAGCACTGTTATGACGGATATGGCAGGTTCGGTGGACGGGACGCATACGCTCTGGTAGCACAGTGGAATTGCCCTGAAAAGTGCGTTGGAGACGATGAGGTGGACAGGCGCATTGGGATTGACATTGCGTGCTATGACGAGCAGAATGCCGCCCTCAAGTTTCCTATCAATGTCACGTATGACCCTGATGTGAAGTATGAATGGGCTCCGCCGTCCCCGAACGATCCGAATCAGGGATGGCTGGTCGAAGATGATAGTTACTATGGTTACGAGTGAAAGGAGAAACGATGACAGAAGAGGCAATGAATGCAGTAGACGAGATTGTTGCAATGGTGGCCGACAAGCTTGGTGTGAACAGGGGCGATGTGGTCTGGAGGGAGACTGTTGGCACGAACGGCCTTCGTGGAATCGGAATCCAGAAAGTCCCGAAAACACCGAAGGCAAACGGTGTCGAGACATCACCCATTTTCAACATCACAGACAAGGTGAACGGAGTCGTTGACGGAGTGCTCAGAGAGGAGGATGCGGCTATGAAGATCGCAGAGCAGATGAACAGGTACAAGAAGGAGTTTCCTGAAGGGCTGAAGCTCGACAGGGACTATATCATGGAGAAGTGCAGGACAAAGGTCGTATCGGCCGGCAGGAACATCCACATGCTCAGTGGATGCCCATACAATAAGCTCTGCGACCTTGCGGAAGTCGTCATCGTACCCGTGGATATTTTCGGGGAGAACGAGCAGGGATTTATCACAGTTGACAACAGACTGATCGACATGTTCGGCATCGACAAGGACGAGCTGTTTGAAGCCGCAAGAAAAAACCTTGCAGATTCTGTTGTCTTGAGGAGAATGGGAGATATACTGGGAATCATCGGAGAAGACAATGACACACTGTATGTTGTCACGACGACCGACAACTGCTACGGTGCCGCAGTCATCGGGTGTGCCGATAAGATGCGTGAGTGCATTGAGAAGGTCGGCGGTGATGCTTTTATCATTCCGTCATCGGTCCATGAAGTCCTGCTCTGCAAGAAGTGGGGCGAAGCTGAGGCAAACAGCATCGTGGACATTATCAGGGAGGTCAACAGGACCGTGGTTTCCGACAATGAGTACCTGAGCGACAGGCTGTACGGAATGAGCGACAGCGGTGAGCTCGAGATCGTAGCTTAAAATGACAGGCAGGGCTGTGCTGTGAATGACCACGGCACAGCCTTCTGGAGGTTGGAATGCAGAAAACGATAAAAAAGTATCTGAAAGCCCTGCATGACAGGGACAAAGAAACAGCAAATGAGATAGAGCTCAAGCTCGAAAGCGTGGGTATGGACATTTTCACTATCCGGTTGCTGGCCGGAAGCCTGTGCGGACCGGCAGATGACAGCTGTTCAAGGATCAGTGTTCGGATAAATGTCACTGTTTCTGATTCTGATGTTGAGGAGATTTTTAATACGGCTATCAGGTCTTCAAACTACAATTGGTGGTGTGAGGGATGCAACAAAGTCGTAACAGGTAAAGGCGATGCATCCGCTGACATGGGAAAATATCTCACAAGCGGAGGAGTGCTTGAATTTGCCGTCAGGAAGCCCTATGAGAAGGATTCAGACTGCAAGGGTATAAAATACTACGACCTCACCAAAAAAGCGCTTACAGAGGCTCTCAGGGGCTTTTTAGAGGAAGATGGATCGGTTGGAATCGTTGCGTGCGGAAGGGTGAACACTTCTCTCATAACAGAGGAAGAGGCTGATGACATCCTCCAGATGGCACTGTTCGGATACAGGGTGTATTGAATATCCGGCTGTTGAATGAGCTGGCCCGCATGGGCTGGCTCTTTTTTTGTGCGGTTTTTGTGCATGTTTAGTGCGGTATAAGTGAAGAAAAAGTGAATGTGGAATGTTTATAAGGATATAAAAGCAAAATAAATTTAGAAAAATATGCAAAAACACTTGACACACAGATTACCATGTGGTAATATAAGACTATAGGAAAACAACACCACACAAAAAAGGAGGGCAACAATGACCGGATATGAATTCACAAGATTCGAGGCGGACTTTACAAGCCAGATGAAGGCCCAGTATTACGACACAAAAACGGTGGCCTTCCAGATTCTCCACAATGAGAAGAATGTCGACCTGAGAAAGACCGACGATTATCAGGACGCCAAGGAATGGTTCATTGAGACCACAATGAGCTGTGACGAGGCGGAAGCGATGCAGTGGATGAATTACTACATGGCGAATGCGATCGCCTACGGAATCCAGACGAAGCATCTGGATTGGCGCACGAAGTTCCTCGCCGCATACGACATTGCGAACGGGCTCAGGAGGTGAATGAGATGGATATCGAAAGAGAAGCACTTGCAGAAGCTGAGATAGAAGCTGAAGAAAAGATTCTGAAATTCATGGAGGAAGAAGCTATGCGTTGGGAATATTTTAATAAGTTTGACAAGGTGAGCGATATGTACCTTCCGCCCTATGGCGAAGGAGGGACAATGGCTACGCAGACAGCTACTGCCGTAACCAAGCTCGTTTACAAGTGGTTCAATGACGGTGACGTGTTCGACAACGTCCACACGATGATGGACGGATGGTGCAACGACCTGTCCTCGTATGCGAACTGGCTGTACAAGTACCAGCCCGATTCCCAGCCTGTTTTGGACCGAATTTACAGGTGCTGTAACGGGGCCGGATACAGCGATATGCTCGCCGCCCTTGCTGACCTGCTCATGGATGAAGAGAGGCTTGCCAAGGACAACGAGAGGCCGGCGACTGGCAGTGTGTACTATTGCGATGGACCGTTCGAGTTCGGTGACTACTACGATGAAGAAGAGGAGTATGAAGACTACGAGGAAGAAAACGATGATGACGATGAGTGGGACTGATGAAGCTCACGATTCTTGTTTAAGGGGATGTTATGGGCTCACATGGCAAGAAGTATAAAGTTACCTATGACTGGAAGAACATGTACGGTGAGTGGAAAACGGATTCGCTTACCAACAACGGCAAGGGAATGGACATTGAAGATGCGGAGTACACAGAATGCCAGTTGGAAGTGACGAGTGTGTGTGAAACCGCAGATGTAAGAATAGAGCCGATGTGCTGAAAGGAGATAGGAATGTTCACTATCCGTGAAGACAAAGAATACGCAGAGAAAAACTTCAAACGCTGTGACAGGTGCTGTACCCAGTGCCCTGAAAGCAACTGCCTCTGGGCCGCTGTCCTCGCCAACGGCGGAGACGGCAAGATCTGGTGCACCCGTCCGAATATGGACGAACAGGCCAGAATCACGAGGTTCGGGATGTGAGCATGGCCTTTTATCATTCTGGAAGAAAGGAGGACTGGAGTGAGAAATTACAGAAAAACGGCTATCACTGTTGAAGGCATCCTCACCGTGAAGATTGAAATGTGGGACGAGCACAACCACGGCACGGTTTACAGAGATAACGACCCGATATTCGATGGGTATATTTCCGGCGCTTATAAGGCTTTTGATGCTGAAGTGAAAAAGCTCTGCGAGGACGCTGAAGCATGTGGGCTGACATATACAGTCAGCTGACACACATGCATTATAGAATATGTAGAAAAAATAAATTTGAAAATATATGTAAAATTACTTGACATATAGGTTGCCATATGGTAATGTATACTTACAAACAAACAACAAACAAAACCATATGGAGGTAAAAAATGATTAACAACATTAATGAAAAAGTTACCATGGCAACATTCCGTGCAATGGAATACAAGAAGAGCAACTGCTCTTACGTGGTGGTTATCACCAACGGAGAAGAAGCAGTTGTTTCCCTCTCCAAGCGTGGGACCGAGAAGAGGCTCAAAATGGGGTGGAGGGTTGTCAGGACCTTCTAAACCATGAGGGGGAGGGGATACCCTCTCCCCCCACCTATCCATCAAAAAACCACAAGGAGGAAGAAAAATGAAGGGATTTGAAGACAGCATGTACTACAAGAAGCAGGAAGAGCTCTTCGAAAAGCACTGGAACAGGGAGCTCACGGACGACGAGTTTTATGCGGAGCTCCTCAAAAACCTGGACGAGGAACTTTCACACCCTGAGCTCTACGGGACGTGGCTTGTATACCACTATAACCCTTCGGCGGAGAGCCTCGGAGAAGGATGGCCTCGGTGGGAGGCCGAGAAGATTTACAATGTGGCTATGGAAGAAGCACGCATTTTCAGAAAGAATGGATACGGCGAACGGGCCGAATACATTGAAAGGTGTGCGGAAGAAGGGATGGAGATTGAGAAGGAAAACTGGTGATTTGAAACATGGGTCAGCTTTTGCTGGCCCCTTTTTTATGCCTAACGCCAGATTGGAACAATGCATAAAAGGGCATGCGAGGCAAAAATATTAAGCATAATATGCAAAAATACATTGACAAATAGATTACCATGTGGTAAGATATAGTTACAAAATAAAAAAACAAAGGAGAAAGAAATGAGAACGAGAGAAGAGATGGAAAAGATGGCCGGAGCGATGGACAGCGAGAAGCTCCTGAACAATTTCCAGGACGCAGTTGAAAAGGTGATGTATGCAGTGAACGCACCTGACCACCTCGCCATGAACCACACCGTTGAAGAGTGGGAGGTAGTTGTTGAAGTAGCAAGGGCTGAGATTCTCCGCCGCATGGGAGAGTGAACATTCAGGACCGGAAAGGAGTGCGATATGACAGCGGGAGTAATTGTGAGCATTTATAAGACCGGTGACAGTAAGTATCCACAGCTTGTCGAGAAAAGGGAGGTTGATGTTGAAATGTTCGATG